CAACTGACCGAACACGTAACGGTAACCGTCATAGATAATCTTCTTACTTAGTTTGGCAGCCTCTGTACATCTGGAGTTAGAAAAGAAGCTTGTGCCCGTCATCACAAAAGCATAGTCCTCAGTAGGTGGAAACTCCTGATACATCAAGCTCTCGTCTTTGATGCCCTCAGATAACTTCCATCTCCACCACGCCATCTGCCTACTGTTAATCTCTACCCCATACATCTTCTTGATGTCCCTGACCCACTCCTTTTCCTCACCCGTTAACTTCCCGTCCCAGTACACCTTGTAGATGTTGGAGTCGGCAGAGACGGAATAGAACTCGTTACGCCACCACCCACAGAAGATTGCTCTCTGTGTCTTGGCTCTCTTAGCCGTCTTGTACATGTCGTGGAACATGTTGAAGCCCTGAGCTGTGCTCTCAAACATGTAGAGTCTCTCAGAGTTCTTCTCAGCTAGAGAAGCAATAAGAGATGCTAAGCCTTCTTCGTTACCCCAAGAGGCAGTCTCTGTACCGTGTAGGTAAGTGATAGCTTTTCCTTGCCCCAACCTAGATTTGTTACCAGCGATTTGGTAAAAGATTCGGCTTCTGTTCTTGAGCACCATCTGGTTACGGTTATGTGCAATGACAGGAACTTTATATTCCTTGGGAAGACCCTCAATATACATTGCCAGTGTTGACCTGAACATGTCCCTGTTCTCTTCCGTGTCGGCAACCAAAGTGCCTTGCCACCCTGGGTGTGTAAACTGCCAATATAAATCCAAGGCAAGGGATACCGTTGTGATACCCAACTGCCTACCCTTGAGAATAACAAAGAAGTGAACATCTTCTTCTAAGCCTTTCTTCATCTCTTCCATGACATACGTCTGAGTCCCCAAAAGAGTACCCATCTTCTTCAAGCCCTCTTCCTTGGTCTCAATCTTGAGTTCACTACAGAACTTGTAGAAGTTCTTTAAATTAAAGTTCATACTATCTTTTATCCATTCCGAGCAAAGCTCATTTAAGGCTTACCCATTCTTTCATCTGTCCAGTTGGCTATGTCAAACTTCACAGGCTTGTTTTTAGCACACGCCAATAACTCTTTGTAAAACAACTCAGAGTAAATCTCTTTCCACTCAGCAACTAACTTCCGTTTGGCAGAAGGCTTAATGCAAGAGATAGCACGTTGCATCTCCTTCTTTAGTTTCATACGAGAGTTGTATAACTGCTCTTGCGTACCCTTCTCTAAACCCATAATCCAAAGCCTCCGCAACCAATATCTCTTTCTCTTTGTTGGATAGGGAAAGACGAACCCAAAGCTCTCTACAGAGTGCTCTTAATTGCTCCTCATCTTCCCACAACAAGTTAGACAAATGTGTCCTCCAAGAACCTCAACAACAACCGACAAGCCTGTACCTCCTCTTGCAAGTCAGGAACACTTTGTATGTCAGCAATCAAGTCTTTCAAACCCCTAATCAATTCCTCTGTCTTCATGCAACCCTCCAGACCCTTACAACATCACCCTCGGTCCTACTCGTGAACCTCAGCCCTAATCTCTTACTCGCCCTGTAGTTGGCATTGAGAACCTTCTGCCTAGCCTCTACGGGCACTACAAAACTATCCCCCACACCCATGTCCTCATAAGGATACGCATACACCACCCTCGGCTTAGGTAAAGATACTTTATCTTCTACTACTAATTCAGTCATCATAATATCACCTCTACTTATAACTCTAGTATATAGATAAAAAAAGAGCTACGCAACTAGGTAGCTCTAAACCGTTATGGCAACGGGAAACATATATTTTAGCTAAAGCAGAAAACATAGTTTCTTGGCAGAAACATATATTTTTTTGGGGGGGACGAGATGTGGAGTGCACACCTTTCTAGCCTCCATGCCCAACAGCATCAACCAAGTGCTCTAGAACTACGTGCATGGCTTTGTCACGTGCCCAGACCCAGACCGTGATGTGATGCTGGTGCACTGGTGATGTGCTCTCACACGTCATGACATGCCAGGCACACCCAGTCCCTTTTATATATTTGGGGGCACGGACAGTGGACTACCCCCATTGAAACCGATAGACTGGCTCACATGATGCTATATATATAAATACAATGACACCCAAATACATTCTCTCTTTTATATAGTATACATGTATTTTGTAAATACTCACTTAATACTTTTCTCTACATAGGGTTTTCATATCAAAATAATTGTCATCTCATACTTGACTTATAACGTTATAACCCTATAATACATACATGTTAAGCAATTAACATATTTCATTAACCCTATTGGAGTCCTACCACATGGAAAATAAAACTATCGCATGGTCAGCTCTGCTCTCTGACGCTGTAAACAAGCCAGGCATCATTTCAAGTGCTTACACCGTATTTCATAATTACTCAGTGGCTAACCAGTTATGGGCTTGGTCTCAGTGCCAAGCACGTGATATTGAACTTTCACCTATCGCTACATACAAAAAGTGGCAGACACTGGGCAGACAAGTTAAAAAGGGTGAAAAGGCTATCACTCTCTGCATGCCCGTGACAATCAATAAAAAAGACGATGCTGGTGCAAAGACTGGTGAAGTGTTTCAGCTCTTCACTGTACGTGCTAACTGGTTTACTCTTTCTCAGACCGAGGGTGAAGAATTTGTAAATGAAGTTAAAACACCAGAGTGGGATAAAAACTTAGCATTGTCAGTTCTTGGCATTACTGAGGTGACTTTTAACTGCCCTGATGGCAACAGCCAAGGGTATGCCACTGGTAAGAATATCGCTGTCAACCCTGTTGCAGCTCTCCCACATAAAACACGTTTCCATGAACTGGCTCATGTGGTGCTTGGTCATACTGTTGAACATACCATGTCAGACAGTGAAACAACACCAAGGGATATAAGAGAGGTAGAAGCCGAATCAGTGGCTTATATATGCTGTTCTATCTTAGGTCTACCAGGCTTAGATGAGAGCAGAGGATACATACAGCACTGGCTTGCTGGTAATGAAATAGGGGATAAAACAGCTCAGAGGATATTTGGCACGGCTGAAAAGATTCTAAAGGCTGGCAGAGCTGTTGAACCAGTGACAGCAGAGTAATTACTTATAGAGCAGTGACAGTGCTCTATAGGATACTTACTCAAGTATCGTTTTATTAACTTTAATGGAGTCCTACCATGACCAAAATTGACCACACACGTATTTTGCATGCTTATCTTGCAAGATTGACAAACAAAGATTTAGAAGCCATTTTGAAAGCTGACAATGATTGTTGGCACGCACAATTAAATTATGGTAATAGTGGGCAACTAAAAGCCCAGGCAGACTTTTATACTGTTGTTTCTAAAGCCGTTGATTCTATGATTGAACATGACCTTGATTATGTTGAAAAGGTAATTAGTGAAGAGGTGGCAGCATGATTAAATTTGAAACTGGTAAGGTTTACCGTACACGTTCGCCTGGTGACCATGACTGCATCTTGGATTATAAAATTATCACTAGGACCGAGAAAACCCTTACATCATTTGACAAGTTGACCAACCAAGTCAAAACCTATCGGATAAGCGTTTGGCAGCATGTAGAGCAGTTTTATCCCTGGGGTAGACATTCTATGTGCCCAGTGATGAGTGCAGACAATGAAATATTCGCAGAGGTGACAGCATGAAAAACAGTATATTCCAAGCCCCTGAACCCTTTACAAAAGAGTTTGACAAGATGTTAGATGAAGCCCCCAATATGTACGCTGTATTGGTGCACATGCTAAATATGCTGCAAGAGGGGGACAGTGACGACTATTTCGATGCTAACAAGCTTGAAGCAACAATAACCAATATTTTAGTAAGGATTGAAACCCATGATTAAATTACAAGCCCCCCAGGACCATAACTGGACACACCTAAGCTATCCAAGAACCCTCTGGGATGCCTTCAAGGGTCAAGGCGAGATGCACCTATCAACCCCCACGCATGTGCACACGCCTGTAGACAAGGGTGTACTAGCCCTTTTTCTTCTCCAATGGGTTACCGTGTTGTTTTTTAGCTTTGTAGTCTTTTACCTGGTAGCTTATGTCTAGCCCCCAATTGAAAAAGCCCCCAGTGACCCGCTGGGCTAAAACCCGTTGTGAGGTTCTAGGGGTGTGCCAGGCTAAAAAAGCCCCATGTATAAAATGCCCCCTATCAAAGAAAGTAAAGGTATATGAATGAGTTGGCTCTTTTCGCAGGCGCTGGTGGAGGAATACTTGGGGGACATCTCCTTGGATGGAGAACCGTCTGTGCGGTCGAGTGGGAAGAATACCCCGCAAGCGTATTGTGCGCCCGACAAAATGACAAAGTTCTCCCGACTTTCCCGATTTGGGATGACGTTCGCACCTTTGACGGAAGACCGTGGAGAGGAATTGTTGACGTTATTTCGGGGGGCTTTCCCTGTCAGGACATTAGTGTTGCAGGACGAGGGGACGGACTTGACGGAGAGCGTTCAGGAATGTGGAAAGAAATGGCCAGGATTATTGGCGAAGTACGACCCCAATTCGCATTTGTGGAGAACAGTCCAATGCTCGTTACTAGAGGACTTGAACGAGTCCTTGCAGACCTTACCAAGATGGGGTATGACAGTAAATGGGGAGTTATATCTGCTGCCGACATCGGTGCAAAACATAAACGAGAAAGAATTTGGATCATGGCCTACACCAAACGCTTGGGATGGGAAAAGAGGCCCACGAAGTGCCGAGAATTTAGCAACAAAAAAACATCAAATATCGTTAGTAACAGCTGTCAAACATTCATTAACTACGGATTATCAGAATGGTGGTCAATTGAACCCAACGTGGGTAGAGTGGTTAATGGGATGGCCTCTAGGGTGGACCGACTTAAAGCCATTGGAAATGGACAAGTCCCTCTCTGTGCAGCAACCGCTTGGAAGCTCTTGACAAGTGATTTAAAGGTCTGATATGATTTACTCAATTCTGGTCGTGCGGAATATTAAAGCCACTTGGAAAACTCTCCCTCCCTGTTATCAGGGGCACGACAGGGGGGGTTCTTTAAGTGGCTTTTTTGTTTTCAGCGACTGGAATATTAAACGGGGGCATAACCCACCCCTTGAGAATGTGGATGCGACAGACTCAGATAAACGTGTTGAACAGGGCTTGTGTCTCCTACCAAAAGTTCGGGGCAGTGAAAACTCTGGAAGGGCTGACCCCCTTTAAACTAGATAAACGAGAGCATCTATCCTGTGGATAACCATGTGGATAAGTACCTAAGAGTAAGCTCTCGGGTTAGTTAAGCGTGGGCAAATGAAAGGTTGTTATATGGATGTTTTAAAAATATTAAAGAAGAGAAGAAAGGTACTTAAAGATGCTTACAAAGTCACAG